CCATGGACTGATCCAGAAGAAATGGATGAAGCCATGGTCAAGATGTGGAACGAGACTGTAAAGCCAACTGATAAAGTCTATCACTTAGGTGATGTAGTTATCAACCGCAAAGCAATGTCTATCATGCATCGGTTAAACGGTGATAAGGTATTAATTCGTGGCAACCATGACATCTTTAGAGACAACGAATATAGAGTACACTTTAGAGAGTTACGTGCTTACCATGTATTGAACGGTATGATCTTAAGTCATATCCCTTTACATCCTGAGTCATTGGGTAGGTTTGGTGTTAACATTCATGGCCATACTCATGCAAATCGTGTGATGAATGGAGATGTTATTGATACACGTTATCATTGCGTTTGTGTTGAACAAACAGAATTTCGTCCAATCTTATTTGGAGATGTGATCAAACGCATCAAAGAAGAAGGTGGTATAGTAGGTTTCCGTAATGGCAATGGACCTACGATATAAAATACGGAGAGGTGGCCGAGTGGTTTAAGGCTCTAGTCTTGAAAACTAGCGTGGGTGAAAGCCCACCGTGAGTTCGAATCTCACCTTCTCCGCCAATAATACGGGTGAGTTGATGCTATGGCGTGTGCATCCCCAGACTGTAAATCTGGTCCTTATAGGTAACAATGTTGGTTCGACTCCAACCTCACCCACCAAACACGGACTCATAGCTCAATAGGTTCGAGCAGTCGGCTTTTAACCGATTGATCCGAGTTCGAGTCTCGGTGAGTCTACCAAGTTAACCTGCAGGTGCTGGGTTCGAATCCCAGAGTGATCATCAATTACACATCTATATGATGTGCTTCGATACCATATCCAACAGCTGTAGCTCTTGTATTTCCTGCCAGTAAATGGTGAAACACATTACCATTACTATCTGTATGTCTCAATATGATTGGCCTATCAATAGGATGCTTGTTTTGTATCATTCCTTTGACACGTTTTATTTTTTGTTTATCTTCAACGTTTTTTAATCCTTGGCCAATTTCAGAATTACCTACTTCTGTTCCTTGTTTTACTTCTTCAATTTTAGAATTTTTTAATGCGTCATGAAACGCGGGTTTGTTTTTAGCAAAATTGTGAATAGCTTTAGCAATAGCCGGATGTGGAGTGAACTCTCCCATATTTCCAGATTTTATATCATGGCTTTGATGAATAGTTTCGTCGTGTTCCTCATTAGATAGGCGGTGAGGATCAGGCTCTTTATACACGGGGAATACGTTGCCTTCTGAATTAGTTTTAAATTGTGGTTTATTTAAATCTTCATTTATGAATCGTATAAAAGTTTTCATTTTTATGCTCGTTAATTACATGAATTTTATATATTTATAATAACACTTTGCTTCCATGAACTAATTGCTTCTAGTACTGGTACCGGAAAGAGAAGGCACAGGTTCGATTCCTGTCTGTTCCCGTTGAACGGAGCAGTAGTTTAGTGGTAGGAACATCTCGCCTCTTATGGCGCATAGCTCAGCGGTAGAGCAAACGCTTGATCTATATAAATACATTTAACCATGGAGGATTAAATGTTTGGTGGATCAAAAACAAAATACTGTAATAAATGCAATAAAGAAATAACTGTTAATAATTACAACAAACATCAAATTAGTTGTAACAGTGTTAAAGAAAAAAAGATAAGAGGAGTCGATTTTGATCCTAACAGTGGGTATAAAGATGGTTCAAGATCTGCTTGGAATAAGGGTTTAACAAAAGATACAGATGTTAGAGTCAAAAAATACAGCGAAACAAATATTGGCAATAAGAAAATAGGGAAATGTGTTGATCCTCAAAAAGAATTTGAACGAAGACAGAAGTTATCTAAATCAGCTAAAAATTTAAGATTTGGTGGTTATAGACCAAATGCTGGTAGATCTAAAAAATTTAAAGTGATTGATTCTTTTGGAACAGAGACTACTTTACAAAGTACCTATGAATTATTATGTAGTGAATTATTAAACGAGTTAGGGATCAAATGGATCCGTCCAAAAACTTTAAAGTATGATGGTAAAAATTATTTTGCTGATTTCTATTTAACAGAATATGACATATATCTTGATCCAAAAAATAATTATAAAGCAAAACAAGATGAAGAAAAAATAAGAAAAGTAATAGAACAAAATGATGTTAAAGTTTTTGTTCTCACTAAAGATATGTTAAACATAGAGTTTCTTACTTCTGTAATTCAATGATAGAATAGTCAACTGATAATTGACCTACCGTGGTTTGATTCCACGCAGAAGTACCAAGTTTGTGGTAAGGAAAGTAAAAGGAGAATGGGCAAGTCAGATTCGTCCCTGACTAGATACCTCACCTGCCACAATTTGATTAATAAACATTAGGTCGGTGGTTCAGATCCACCTGTGCCAACCAAGATTGTGATGAAGGCGGTTAAGCTCCTCGCCATATAAAATAAAGAGGAGTGAGAGTTAGTGCCAGCACAGAAGCCCTTTCCGGGTATTCATAGCACAGGTACGTGACGGGTCTCTTTCAGTAGGATCAACACCCGTTTTATTCATGGTGCGTTCGGCTAATGGTTAGGCCTCCTGATTTTCGCTCAGATAACAGCGGTTCGAAATTATAATTTATATAAATACTTCATAGAGAGGTATACATATGAATTATAAAAGAATATATGATTTAATAATTAAAAATGCACAAAATACAGAAAGATTTGGTTATACCGAAAATCATCATATTTTTCCTAAATCACTAGGAGGAACAGATGATAACATTAACTTAGTTAAACTAACTGCAAGAGAACATTTTATATGTCATTATCTGCTAACTAAGATATTTGATAAATTTAGTCCGGAATATTATAAAATGAATTTTGCGTTTCAGATGATGTCGTGTAATAGTAATTATCAAGAAAGATATTTTAATAACAGACTCTATGAGGCTGCTAAAGAAGGAATAAGTTTAGCCATTTCATTTTCACAAACAGGTAAAACCAATTCTCAATTTGGGTCTATGTGGATTAATGATGGATTTGAAAGTAAAAAAATAAAAAAAGGTAGTAATATTCCCGATGGTTGGTCTAAGGGCAGAGTGAATGTTCATTCAGCCGAAACAAAAAATAATTTGTCTTTAATGAATAAAGGTAAAATTGTTTCTGAAAAAACAAAGATAAAATTATCTTCTATCAAAACAGGGAAAAAGCATTCAGATGAATCTAAACTAAAAATGTCTTTATTTGCTAAACAGAGAAAAAGACCACATAAAGAAGAAACAAAAGTAAAAATTTCTATTTTACAAAAAGGTAAAAAAAGAGGGTCTTATAAGAAAAATATTTAAATTTATCGTTAGAATATTACATCGATATATTATTAATCTAATTAACCCGTGTTGGTGTAGCGGTCAAACATACCCGCCTTTCAAGCGTGGAGATCGTCGGTTCAAATCCGCTACGCACTACCAAGATTGTGAGAGTGGCGAAATTGGTAAATGCGCGGTTTGATACCCGTGAGAAATTCAAGTCGACCTCTGAATTACTCTTGCAGGTTCAAGTCCTGCCTCTCACACCAGAAAGATGGTTGACATTTTGATAGAGCTAATATATTATCATAATAATGATGGTTGAAGCGGAGTTTGAAAATGTCGTACATACTTTACAATCCTACGCCTGAAAGAATCAATTATAACAATCCTATCAATTATAATAACTTGAACGCCAATAAAAGATGGGCTGAACATACTTATAACTTGATCATCCTTAAACATATCGAAACTACTACACCCGATGTACGTGAGAAAATTCAGGCAACAAAAGAGATTCTTGTCTGTAAAAAAAAGATATCTTGGTGGGAACGTCACCCTAAATTCATCGAAAAAGATGCTCTGTATGTACGCAAACAAGAATATGGGATTTGATCATGGAAAAGACGATTGAACGCTTGAAAAAATCATATAAACTCTATTATCTCGTATCATCTAATTTAAAAGGTGACAGCGATGCATATGCTGAAGAATCTGCTAATTCTTTCATTGAATACTATGATTCTTGCAATGAGAATTATAGCTGGAATGACAAGCAAGCAGTCATCGAGAATCAGATTCGTATCTTGCGAGGCCTCATATCGATATATGATAAACCTATAGTAAGGGACAAGATCACGCAAAAGACGAGATGGTGTCTCTGATACACATAACAGGGTGTAGCTCAATGGTAGAGTGCCGCACTTGGACTGCGGAGGCTTCAGGTTCGAGCCCTGATACCCTGACATAGAGAACATGAAATGTATAAATAGTAATAACAATAAAACTATAGGTGCATTTCATGTTCTACACTATCTATAAAATTACTAACAAACTTGATGGTAAAATCTATATCGGTAAACATCAGACTAGAGATTTAAATGATAATTACATGGGTTCTGGTAAACTTATAAAAAGAGCCATTGAGAAGTATGGAATAGAAAATTTTAATAAAGAAATACTTTTTCAATTTAATAATGAAGCCGATATGAATGCTAAAGAAGCTGAATTAGTAACCGAAGAATTTGTAAAAAAAGAAACGAATTACAACTTATGTCATGGTGGAAACGGCGGATTTGGATACATAAATTTAAATAGTATGAATGTAGATATTGTTCAACAACGTTTGAACAACCCAAGTCTTGCAAAGTTTTCTGCAAAACTTGGGGGAGAACGTAAAAAATATTTAATAGAAAATGATTCAGAATACAGAGAATTGTGCTGCAAATCAGTATCAAAAGGATTGAAAACATATTTTAAAGTTAATCCTGGACACTTTAATAATAAAAAACATACAGAAGAAACCAAAAAAATAATATCAGAGAAAATGACAGAACTACAAAAAGGTTCTAAAAATTCTCAATTTGGTACTATGTGGATTACTAATAATAAAGAAAATAGAAAAATTAAAGCTGACGATATTATACCAGAAGGGTGGTATTGTGGACGCAAAATAAATATCATGATCAGAACCATAAGGTATAACAATCATGAAACCATTTAAAGAATTTGTATCTGAAGCATATGATAAAGATTATAATCTGATTAGCACTCCAGAAAAATCTGTAAAGATGCTAATCAAAACTAGAAAATCTATCAATGCTCATGGCCGTAATGGCGGTCAAGGACATCATGCTAGAGGACAAGAATTAATGAGTCGATATGATGAACATGCAGATTTCTTAAAAGAAAAACATCCAGATGTATGGAAAAATTATGTTAAGAGCACAGGTCAATCGGCAGATCACAATGGCGGTGATCTTTACGCTTAAGGCAGACCCACTCGGGCTTCATGTTCGATATAATCTGCCACCGCCATATACGAAACGTGGGATG